AACTCCCGATTTAACTATGTCAACTCGTGGCGTAAGATAATTTTCTCGTGGTGGTTTGAATACTGTCTGAGAGAAGTAATCTCGAAATATAACATGTCTTCCATCCTTTCGTTGCATTGTTCCAGTGAGTCCGATTTTATATCTTGCTCGCGATGCGTCAATAATTCGTGTAAAAGTTGGACTACTTACATGGTGCATCTCGTCTAATATAATTGTACCGAACTCTTTTGTGATTTTGTCGATATTTCGATAGAGAGTTTGTACATTTCCAACGACAAAAGGTGAGTTCGTGTCAAATTTGCCCGAACCAATCACACCCGCCACGACCCCGAAGACTTTCTCTATTTCTTTTTCCCACTGTGCTCGTAACGCTAGAGTATGTGTAACAATAAGTGTTTTCTGTGCTAGCTTGTTTGCGATTGCTAACGCAGTGAAAGTCTTTCCCCAACTTACCCAAGCGTTAATTATACAGCTGTCTTGAACTTCGTCATATACTGATTGCTGTGAGTCACGAAGAGTGAACTTGAAGTCAAGCGGTTCGATGGGTGTGTTGTTTCGTTTATCAACTATTTCGTAGTCTTGTGGTATGAGGTCGATACGACCTATGGGTATTGTGACGAGCCCAGCACGAATTATACCCATGTTTTTAATAATGATGGGTGGGTCAGTGGGACGGCGTGGGGGAATACTATAAGTAAGTTCTTTATCAAGATAAGCCTGATACTCGTTCGTTACTTCTATAAATATTCTGTTTGCTAATACTGCTTTCATACTATGGTGCTCGGGGCGACTAAGCGGGAGAGTTATTGTGTCGCCCCTTTTGAGCATTCCTTATAAATTCTAATTCTTTCTGCCAGTTGTTCTTGTTTGTTTCCGCTTCTCCAGAGCCTCTTTGAGCCAATATAACTCTACCGCCATCCATATCAATACGGATACTATCGGTGGTAACCACCTCACCATGTCTTCCAATGAATATTCCAATTAATTCTCCTGTTGTATCTTCTGGGTGTAACCCTTTCATAAGTTCTAGTAATTCTTCTTTTCTCAAACTTTTCTCCAAGTAGCCTTTTTAAATGTTTCACAAGTTTCATAAAGAAAAGAAGGTTGTGAGTTTATATAGAGCACTCCTGCATAAAAGTGAGTATTTGCAGGAGGTCGGGGCATTTCAAATGGAAAAGGTATTGTCTTTATCCATAGAAGTGTAGCCAAATCTTTCTTTTCTACTTTATTTATTCTGTGGTATTCTAGTTTTGCTGTTTTACTTTTCTCATAGATAAAAAACTTACCGTTTGAATCTATGTAGAATCTTCCACGATGTTTTGTCATAGCGGCAAAATCATCTAATTTATACTTTAAATCGTAGAGATTTTTGTGCGGAGTTTGCAATCGTCTTTCTCCGATTGATGCACCCGCTACGTTTTTATCATCTACTACTTGTCCATTGCACCAAAGTATGCCATCACGAGTGACTACTTCTTCGGTATGAACTACATATATTGGAAATCTAATATCGGACAGGCGCATAGATATCATCTCTCATAATTCTTTGCTTTCTCTCGTATCCAAACTTTAGCATCCAATCTACTACTCTTTGGTCTCCATCGGGATTGTACTCTCCAAAAATGAGACCATTGTTTTCGAGAACTATAATTGGCTTGTATTGTCTTATTGTAAGTTCTCCTCCTTGAATTGCTTCAAGTTCAAATCCTTCGATATCAAGCCAAAGTAAATCAAGTCTATCGAGTCCCATATTATCAATAGTAGTCATATTTATACTACCATTATCTGAATAAGCAATTGAAGTTGCACCAAAATTTCCTGGTACTATTCTACTTACTCCTGCATTGCCTTCTCTGCTTCCAAGTCCTGATTTAAAATATTTTATATTACCAATATCTCTTTCCAGCACATTTGTAGCAAGGCAGTCCCAATTTTCTTCTATAGGTTCAAATGTGAATACTCTATTAAAATACTTTGCAAGTTTAACTGGAAATACTCCAGAGTTGCCTCCTGCTTGTACTACAACGTCTCGAAGTGGAACATAGCTTAACACTTGTGCACCTTTCTCCTCCCACTCTTGAAACATAGCGGGAGGGGTGTGGATATCTCCGTCTGGGAAGTAGAAATCATTGTATAGTTTCATACTTTTCCTCAAATTTACCCATACTATAATCGTCTCCTACTTCAAAGTCACATCCAATCGGACAGTTTGGTATAGATATACCTCTATCTTTTTGAACAGCTTTAAGTAGTATTGCAGAATATTCTTCTACACAATCTTCGTCAACTTCTGCAAGAATAGAGTCATGTACTAGAGCAAATATTCTCATTTGTTTTTCTTTTCCAAGTTCTTTTATACTTTGGTGAGCTTCAATAGCACCGAGTAGATTAACATCTGATGCAATAGATTGTACTAAAAAGTTAATACCTGATCTTACTTCATGAGAAGCAATGCCCTTATCTTCGGAGAATACATTTGGTAATCTTCTTTTTCTTCCAAAGTGAGAATAAATAAATCCATTATCTTGTATAAATTTCTTCTGATTATCTAGCCATCTCTTTAAGCCAGAGAACTGTCTAAAATAATCTTGGATAACTTCTGATGCCTCACTAGTACTAAAATATTTACCTGAGTCTTTGGTAACTTGTTCACTAATTTTCTTTGGTCCAGCACCATACATTATACCGAATGTTACAGCTTTTGCCATTTGTCTTTGTGTTCCATAGAGTTCTGCAACTTCATCTACTTCGCAAGGTAGATTGAAAACTAACTTCGCAATATTACTATGAAAGTTACCTCCGTCTTGGAATACTTGCATCAATGCTTTGTCGTTGGCAAGTACAGCAGCACAATAAACCTCTGCTGTTGTTAAGTCCATTGCAACTATTTTCTTGCCTTCTGCTGCACGAATACATCCTTTTACGATTGGATTGTCTCGTGGTATCTGTTGCATATTCATTTTACCGCTAGAAGATAGTCTTCCAGATGTTGTGCCGTGTAAGTTAAATCCTGTTCTCAATCTGCTATCTTTGTCAAGTTGTGGATATATCTTATCAAGATAAGTAGTTTTAATTTTTACTTTTTGTCTTATATCTAATACTAATTGTGGTACTTCGTGTTCTTCTGCTAATTCTTTGAGAACTTCAGCATCAGTACTTTCGGCTCCTGTTCCTGTTTTCTTTCCAGTAGGTTTGAGACCTAGAAAGTCAAACAGTAAGGCACGAAGTTGCATTGTACTGTTTGGATTAAAATCTTTTCCTTGTGAATGTTCAAATTCTTTTACTGCTGGATATTGATAAAGTTTTTCAATTGCTTCATCAATTTCTTGTTGCATAAGTACTGTAGATTTCTGTAATCTTTCTTTGTCAAAGGGTACTCCATTGTCCTGAATATCTGTAAGAAAACGACAGCCTGGAATTAGTATATCTCTATACACTCCATATAATCTATCATTCTTAACTAACGCATTTTCAAACTTCTGGAAAAGAAGAAAGGTGCAAACAGCATCCATAGCTGCGTATTCTTTCATTATATCAAATGGAATCATATCCCAAGTGAAACTTCCTTTGAGTATTCCATTTCTACGGCAGTACTCATCTATCCATTCATACATTGGTTTTTCATAATCACCATAGGATGTATACTTAAGAGATAGCTGTTTCAAACCATGAGTACCTGGGTTTTCATCTAACATGTAGTGAAGAAGCATAGTATCTTCAAATTTTGGAAATTCAAATCCAAAATGGTACTCAAAGAACGCTATATCAAATTTAGCGTTGTGAAATACTACTCTCTTTTTGTTGAATAGTTCTTGTAGTTTTTGTTCCACTTCTTCATCAATACAATCAGTACTAATGTAAGATCCATGTTCAGGCTCATATGACAAACTAATTCCTAGCATATATCCATCACGTGGATATAATCCTGTTGTTTCAGAATCAAGTGCTACAAAATCGTATGGGGCTTCTAGTGCCTGCTCTACAAATTTTAGAGCCTCGGCAGTATCTACTATACCATAACATTTGTCATTTCCAAGTTTTTCTTGTTTGAGTTCTCCCTTAATATATTTTGCAATATTTGTAGAAGATTCTTCCCAAGTTTTCTTTGCTTCTGGCTTAAAAGCTAACATAGCTGGGTTGATAACTGGTAGAAACTTTTCATCTACAACTCTACCACTGTATTCTGTAACTGAGTTTTGTTTTGTATAAAATTTCAGTGCTTCAGAACCTACAAGTATAACCCAGTCGTAATCATCTATATTTATATCTATATCACAATCTCGTTTTAATACTTTCTTAATTGTTGGGTCTGAGCATAATGCAAATCTATCAAATTGAAACTCGTTGCCGAATAGTTTTACAAAATCTTGTCTAGTTGGTTTATTTTCTATGAGGGCTACTTTAGGCATCTAATACTCCATATTGTGGTATTACAGCAGATGCATCAAATACTCCATGTTTATATTTAGTTAAACAATAGTCTTTCTTTGCGTCTACTAGTCCTTTATAAGATGACCGTGCTAGTCTTTTAAGAGCTTTTTTAGTTTGACTTTTGTTCTTAAGTTTATAATGTTCACCTATTGAACAATATTCATCAAAGGTTATTTCTAACCCTGTTATTTCATTTATTTCTTTTAGTGAAAAAATTGCAGCTAAACTTGTTACTGCATGATCTTTTTGTGGATTAATTACCATATAAATTCTCCTTTAATTCTTTTACTTTGTTCTTTGTCAATGCTCCTGCATCCCCAAGAGCTATTGGTATTTTTATATTTTTATGTAATATTTCAGCAACATCACATAATTCTTGTACTCTTACTGCAGCTTCTTGTCCTGCTTCATCAGGGTCAAATAAGATATCTACTGCAGATACGCCCTGCATTTTAAGTAATTTTAGTTTTTCTACATCAATGTTTCGTGTTCCAAAACAACAGACTGCATTTTTTAGTCCTTTGTCATGTAAATTTATAGCATCAAATATGCCTTCTACTAAAATAACTCTTCCCTTGATAGGGCGGACTTGAGCAGGAAAAAGAGGTAGCACTGCTTTTGGGGGATGGATTAAATACTTTGGAACTTCAGTGGGGGACTGAGTTCTGCAGTTAAATGCTACTATTCTTCCTGTCAAGTCCTTGATCGGGAATGAAATTCTGTTTGTGAAGGGTTTATCTGGGTGAAGAAATGCTCCAAACAATTTATATGTTTCAGGAGTTATTTCTCTCCAGTTGCCTACATATGGCATAAAGTTCTTTGGCATCTTCAACCCTACAGAAGATGCTCTCTTTTCTTCTATTTTTTGTCTGACTTTTTGTCGTCTTATATCCAAAGGATTTGATGGAGCATTATAATAATTAAATATATTTCCACGAAATCCACAAGAAAAACAGTTGTAAACTCCTGTTATTCTATCAATCCTCATACTAGGATTATTGTCGTCATGCTCTGGATTTAAACATGATACAATGCAGTCTGCTGGAGACAACTTATAATTTATTTTTCGTTCTTGTAGTAGTTCCTCAACTGTCATCTTTTGCTATTGTTGCTGTACGAGGAGAATTGTGTTGCCACTTAAGCATATCTCCAAGTGTTTCAAAATGCGTCATTTCTACTCCAGCGGAATCAGTGATCTCAGTATAGTATTTACTTTTCCATACTAATTCTGCCATTTGAAACCAAATTGCACATACTCTCTCTGCTTCTTTTCTATCAGACCAAAGAAAGAGTAAGTTCCACCAATCTTTATCAAACTTATGTACTTCGATTTTAATATCTTTAAAAGTATATCCTTCAGGATGTGTTTGTACTAGCTCTAACAAAGCTCTAATTCTTTGACTACCCGCAATCGGATAGTAACTAGGCATTGTAAGAATAGGGGAGAGTATTCCATCCCTTTCTATACTTTCCATAAGTTCGTGATTTAGTGGAACTTTTCTTATATTTTTTATAATTGCTTTTTGGTTTAACAAAAATTTTACTTTTTGAAACTCTACTGTAAAGGGTGGCAGAGGTATGCTCTCTGCCAGTTCCTTGCTAATTCTATCAGCCGCCACGTTGTTTTCTCCATATTCCACGTCTGCGTCTTTTTTCTATTTCCATTCTAATCATATATGTTCTGATTAGAGCAACTACTGTAAATATAAATGTAGTTACAAGAGAAATAAGAAATGCACTTTGCCAATGCCATTGTTCTATGAATAACCATAGTAAAAATGTTTGCAATGGAAAGTTAATTACTAATGCTGCACCTACTTGTATCACTGATTCTTTTAGTGCAAATTGTTCTGTTTTAGTCATCGAAATTCTCCATGTCATCGAATAATTGTTCTTCTAATTCTGCTTCGTATATTAAACGAAACTCCTCTATTGTTGGTTCTTTAACTTTTATATTGCTTTTCTTTAATGTTCTTATGTATCTTGTATAAGCAATTAAAAGTTGTTGTTCCGTATATAAAATCATCTTTGTGTCCTGTATATTTTCCACCACTTACCACCTTCCCCATAAGCAGCAGATTTTACTTTATCATAAATCATCTACACCTTCTCCTGTTCTCATGCTATTTTCTATAGCTTCGCGTTCTTTTGGATTAAGTGCAGTCTGAGGACCAATCTTTAAAGTTTCCCAGTCTACTACGCTAGTAAAACTTTCCATACGATTACTTCTCATTTTTGTACAGTTAAAAGTCATACACTCATCTTGTTGTTCCCAAGTTTCCAGAGAGTACGCCGCATCTGCAGCATCAAGAATACCTTTTGCAAATCTAGCTTCTCCACTTGCATCTGTTTGATATGGGGCAAAGAAGAGAGTTTCATACTCTTGTGCATATAGTTTCATTTTCTTACTTACTTCTATCTGTTCTGTCCAGTCGTACTGTCCTGCACGGGTTGGTGCATTGTGGCGGCGGACTTGGTTTAGATAGTCTACTATAACTACACCTACATCTAACTGATTGATTTTCTTGTCTAATTCAGACTGAATCTTAGAAAGTGTAAGTGCGGGGTCATAGATTACATCTAATTGTCTTTCTTTGTGTAGAGGAAGTTTTGTGAGCTTCTTATGAAATGCATCAAAGTCATGAGATTTCTCAAACTCTGGTAACAAATCATGTCCACCATCAAAACGACCTGCCCACCATCCTGCAACTAGATTCCATTCTTCTGCACTAAGAACTTTACTTCTTAGTCGTTTCAGCGGAATACGAGTGGCAATAGAGCATATTCTTTGTAGAATTTGTCTACTATCCATCTCGATTGTAAAGTACAGAGCACTACGCCCTGATGCATATACATTTGCTGCAAGATTACAACAGGTAAGTGACTTACCTGCACCTCGTCTGCCTCCCACAAGCACCAAGTCTCGGGGAGAGAACTGTATTTGTGAATCATACTCGCTATTGAGTCCTAAGGGTAAATACCTCGATAGTTCTTTGTCATCCTCGAATAAAGATATGCTCTGCATACTTTCTTCTGGTGGTTTGACATCTACCTTGTCACTTACCCTTAACACTATTTCTTGGAGTTGTTCTATGTTTTCTTCTGCACTAGCCATTGCGACTGTGTTGTCAATATATTTATCAAGTTCATCTAGAATTTCTACTTGTGCATATTCATTTTTTAAATAGT